GAGCAGAACGGATTGAAGGTTGAAGTTGCAATTACGAAGGAGGAACACAAATGAAGAAGGTTTTTGGTTATGTAGCATTCATATCAATGATTCTTATGGCAGGATTCGCAGAGGGTGGAAATTATATCATGGCAGTTGCTTGTTTAGCAATTTTTGCATTTTGTGGATTGAATGCTATGGAGGAAAAAGAATATGTACAAAATTGAAAATCACTGCTGTGGATGCGCTACGGATGGTTATCCCTGCAGAGGAGAAGATTGTTCAAGAAGAAATGTTGTTGTTTTCTTTTGTGACAAATGTGGTCTTGAGACTGGACATGATGCATTGCGAGACCTTAACGGAGAGGATTTGTGTGTTAGCTGTTTGATGGAGACACTTCCGGAGGTGAAAAAGCCAAATGATTACTGTTGAGAGAATTGAGAATGTACAAGAATTTCTGTTTGAAAGATTAGAAGATGATCTGGCAGAACGAAAAGAACATGATTGGTATTTGACAGGGCGAGACATACAGCAATACATCCAAGGATTAAAAACCTTGGAAGAATACAAAAGGTTAGTCAAAAAGGATTTAGAAGGCGGATTGCCTTGGGAAACAGTTAAATAGGAGGGAAAAATAATGGCAACACCTGTATTAATAATAGGTAAGAGTGGAGCAGGAAAATCAACAAGTCTTCGCAATTGTGCAGGAAATGAAGATTGGAATTTGATTAGAGTGCTTAACAAACCACTTCCATTCAAGGGAAAGATAAATGGATGGAACACTGACGATTATCAGATAGTAATGAAATGTCTTATTTCATCAAAGGCAAAGAACATTGTAATTGATGATGCAGGGTATTTAATAACAAATATGTTCATGCAAGGTCACGCTTCGCAGGGAGCAGGAAATGCAATCTTTACCTTTTACAACAAGATTGGAGATTACTTTTGGAATCTTATCACTTTCATAATTGACAAAGTGCCGGAGGATAAAATTGTCTACATAATGATGCATGAAGAGCAGAATGAATTCGGTCAGATTAAAGCAAAGACAATCGGTAAGATTTTGGATGAGAAAGTTTGCATTGAGGGAATGTTTACCATTGTATTGAGATGTATTGAAGAAAGTGGGAAACACTTATTTGTCACTCAATCTACTGATGGGGCAATTAGTAAAAGCCCTATGGGAATGTTTGAAGATTTAACGATTGATAATGATTTGCTTTTAGTGGAGAAGGCAATCAGAGAATATTACGAAATTTAGGAGGATATAAAACATGGTAAAACCACAAAATTATAACGAAACAAAGGCATCTGGAGAATGGACTCCGGTGGAACTTGGAGGACACAAGATGGTTATTAAGCAAGTCAATGAGAGGCAGGCTTCTGATGGCAGAACACAGATTGTAGTGCTTTTCGATTTTGCACAGGATGATGTTCAGCCAAACTACTTTATGGATTCATACAAGGAAGATACAAGACAGGATAAGAAGTGGAGCAATCAAGCAACACAGTACATCACAACTACTGACACAGATGGTAAGTGTTCCAAGTCATTCAAGACATTCTGCACATGCGTAGAAAATAGCAACGCAGGTTTCTCTTGTTGGAATGGAGACAACTTTAATTTTGAGGGAATCAAGAATAAAAAGGTCGGTGGTGTGTTCGGTGAGCAGATGGATTATTACAACGGTGAAGTAAAGAAGAAACGCATCCTGCGTTGGTTCTGTTCAATGGATAAGGTTGCATCCGCAGAAGTGCCTAATATTACTGAATCCAAGGCATACAAAGAAAGACCTGCTGATGGTGGAAGTGGCAGTGATGGATTTATGAATATTCCAGATGATATTGATGAGGAGTTGCCTTTCAATTAGGAGGTAGTTTTGAAAATTTCAGAGATTAAGAAAATGGAATCTGAAATAAAGCAAAGACTTTTGTGTGTTAATCCCAAATTAGATGAGGAAAGCGGCATCTACTTTCTGACAAGAGAGGATGAGGACGGAATCAAATATGCTTACATAGGACAAGCCAAACACATCCTCTCACGATTAGCACAACACATGACAGGATATCAGCACATAGATTTGTCACTCAAAAAGCATGGATTGATTTCTAATAATAATCTGTGTGGTTGGAATATTAATTTTTTGCATTTCCCTTTAGATGAATTGGATGAAAAAGAACAGTATTACATACAAAAGTATGCAAAAGGTGGCTATCAGCTTAGGAATAAGACGAGTGGTAGTCAAGGGAAAGGGAAAAGGCAGATAGATGATTTCAGACCAAGCAAGACATACCATGATGGATTAGAACAGGGAATGAAAAATGCATCCAAAATGGTTTCGCATCTGTTTGAATTGCATCTTGATTATTCCACCAAGAGTACAAATCCTAATGTGAATCAGCAAAAGGCTTTGAAGAAATTTGAAGATTTCTTGGGTTATCACAATGAATGTTGAAGAAATAAAAACACAGTATTTAATGACAGATGTTCTGTCAATGTATGGCTTGAGACCAAATAGATCAGGATTTATATTTTGCCCATTTCACAATGAGAAAGGTCATGCAAGCTGCAAGATTTATAAAAAAGACTTCCATTGTTTCGGATGTGGGCAAAATGGTGACATATTCGTTTTTATTCAAAATATGGAGAACTGCTCATTCAAAGAAGCATTTTTGAAATTGGGTGGGCATTATGAGGAAAAATCAGATTTTCAAAGAAGAAAATTTGAATATGAATTACAAATGAAAAAACAAAAGGAGCAGAGAGAAATACAAAAGAGGAAACAATTTAAAAAAGATATCTTGGATGACATCCGGTATCAAAAGTTGTTTGAACAATGCTTTCCTGTTTTTTCAGATGATTGGTGCAAGGCAATCAACAAAAAGGAATACGACTTCTATTTATTAGGAGAATTACAACAGGAAGGAGGTTGAAAAGGTGATTGATATAACAAAGCTTGATGCGGTGTCGATTCTTTCTGACAGCATACTGGATGAGCTTTTCACAGAAGAAAACATTATTGAAAGAAGCAAAGTAATGCTTGCCATGCGTGATAAAGCAAAAATCCTTGGTGTTCTTCAAAAATTCGACACAATGATTAAAGCTTATCAGAAAGTCGAAAAGCAGATGCAAAAAAGCACAAAAGAGCAAAAGTATCAGCCGGATACAGACCATATCAAACAGTTTGGATATGGTGAAAAAGAATATCTTTGCGGTTCCTGGTACGCTGATCAGAACGGTGTGAGAAGTTATGATTTCCTTGGTGAACACGTTGCTTGCTATCATCCCATACTCATAGCAAAACGATTGCTGAATGCGGAAACAGGAACAGAGAAAGTGAAAATTGCATTCTGTAAAGGCTTTAAATGGAAAGAAATTACTGTAGATAAAGAAGTTATAGCATCAAGCAATAAAATCGTTGGATTGTCAAAATACGGAGTTTCAGTGACATCTGAATCAGCAAAATTGCTTGTCAGATTTCTTTCGGATTTGGAAAACATAAATATCACAGAAATAGACAGTGTAACATCTACCAGCAAGTTTGGATGGATAGGCCAAGACTTCATGCCATATGATGCACAAATCGAATTTGATGCTGAAAGCAGATTCAAAGACATCTTTGAAAGTCTTCAGTCAAAAGGATCCTTTGAGGAGTGGCTTGAGTTGGTCAAAAAAATACGCAAGTCAGGAAGATATGAACCATTACTTTATTTAGCAGCATCATTTGCGAGCATTCTCCTGAAACCTTTGAATGTTCTTCCATTCATAGTGAATCTTTGGGGAGAAACAGGAAAAGGAAAAACGGTTGCAATGATGGTTGCCTGCTCCGTTTGGGCAAATCCTGCAGAGAATAAATATATTACTGATTCATCCAGTACACAGGTAGCAATTGAAGTCAGAGAAAATATCTTGAACAATCTGCCAATGATGATGGATGACCTTTCAAAAATCAAAGACAAGCTTGGTGATGGATTCACAGATTTTATTTACCTGCTATGTGGTGGAAAAGGTAAGGACCGAAGCAATGTCAATCTTGGCATGAACAAGATGAACACATGGCAAAACATATGTCTTACAAATATCGAAAGACCTTTGACCAATGAAACAATGAGAGCAGGAGCCGTGAACCGAATCCTTGATTTTGAAATGGAAGAAGGTTCCATATTCAAAAATGGTAATCGTGTAGTTTCCGTTTTAAGCAAGAATTATGGCTTCGCAGGTAAAATGTTCGTTGACATCATAAAAGGCATGGATTTGGGGCAATTAAAGGCATTACAAGAGGACTTCCTACAAAAGATTAATGATTATGCAACATCAAAAGGAGTTGAAAAGGAAGAAAAGCAATCAATTCCACTTTCTGTTCTATTGGCAGCAGACAAACTTGCAACAGACAACATCTTCCAAGATGGAATTTACCTTGATTTAGAGAGATGTGCAGATGCTTTGAAAAATAAAGGAGATGTTTCTGAAAGCGAAAGAGCATATGAGTACATTCTGTCAGAGGTTGCAATCAATCAGAACCGATTCATTCCGGACAATGATGGAAATTATCGTGGTGATGTTTGGGGATGCGTTAAAGATGATTACATTGTCATTATTTCATCAGCATTTGACAAAATAGCATCAAATGGAAACTTCTCAAGAAAAGGATTCCTGCAGTGGGCTGTTAAAAAGAATCTTGTTCAGACAAATTCAAAAGGAGAACCTACAAAAACGTGTAGATTTTCAGGCTTTGCTCCAAGATGCATTTGGTTGAAGGTTCCGGATGAAATGGTTGATGAACAAGGATTTATGAAGATTCCGGAGGATATGCAAGAGGAACTTCCATTCAAATAATGTGACGGTGTGACGGATGTGACGCTGAAATATATAGGCTATATATATG